TGTTAGAACTGGTACAGGACTAGCAGATACTACTGTTAGGACGGCTGGTGGTTTTGCTATGAGGTTTGAGCCTATATTCTCACCGAACTTAATGCACTGGGAGCAGGATATACCAACAGGTAACATTCAAAACAAAACAATGACTGTATCTGTCTGGGTGAAGATAAACAACGCTGCTTACTACGCTGGTACTCACACTAAACCAACCCTCACGATTGACTATGACAACGGTACAACTATGTCTAGCGTGGCACTGGGTAATACTGACTGGCAACAACTAGCTGTAACCTTTACGCCTGCTACCGCGATACTTCTATGTTGATGATGTGAATATAGCTTACCCTGCTGGGGTAGCGATTGACCTTGGTGCCTTGGATATCTGGGCAGAGGGACTACCTGTAGCACCTGCTATGGTGTATGGGACGAGCCTATGTCAGCTCATACGATACCTGGTAGCATGGGCAAGGCTCAGAATGACACTAATAGGAATAGTGGGCTGATACCTGCTACGGTATAGCACAGCCTGTTGTATATAATTATAGTAGAACGAAACAAAGCTCATTAAGGGCGTGGAGTTCGGAAAGGTTAACAAATGTCAAAACAATTCTGGAAGTGGAGCAACTCTATTGAATCTGCTGACTCAGAGCTTGTTATTGAGGGGGTTATCTCTAGTGAAAGCTGGGAGCTAAGGAAAGAACTCGCTAATCACAAGGGAGACTTGACCGTATCGCTTAACAGTGGTGGTGGTGATGTGTTCGCTGGTGTATCAATGTACAACGCTCTAAAGAATTTTGATGGCAATGTGACCATTCGTGTTGACGGCTTAGCAGCTTCAATCGCAAGTATTATCGCAATGGCAGGTGACAAGATTATTATGTCCCCCGGCTCGATGATGATGATACACAAGCCTTGGACTATGGCAGTTGGCGACGCTAACGAACTAGACAAGGTGAAAGAGGTGCTAAGTGATATCGAGAAGTCTTTACTGCCTATTTACACTGCCAGAACTGGCAAAAGTGAAGAGGAGGTACAAGCACTACTTGACGCTGAAACATGGATGACTGCAGAAGAAGCTGTGGCTGAAGGCTTTGCAGACGAGGTAATCGAAGCAAAGAAAGCAAGTTACAGTGACGCTATCAAGAATCTAGTCAGTGGGCAATTTGCCTATTCGATGAGTGCCACGCAGGAATCTATGAAGAACCTGATCGACAAGATTAAGGCTTCAGACGAAGAGGAAGAGGAGGAAACAGGTGTTGCCGATTCAACCGAAACAGTTGATGAAGTTGTTGATACAACCGATGACGCTGAAACCGAAGATGTCGAAGAGACAGACGAGGAAACCGAAACCGAAGGCGAGTCAGAGGCTGAGGTAGAGGAAATTAAAGAATCTGACGAGGAGAAAGAAGAAATGGCTGATGAAAACACTCAGGCACAAGCTGACGCTAAATTAGAAGCGCAGATTAACGCAGCTGTGGAAGGTATTGTTGCTAAAGCACTACCTGCACAACCTAAAGCTGAAAAGAAAGTAAACGACACTGAAGTTCGTGTAAACTTTGTGAACCAAATCGGCTCACTCATGAACAAGAACGGCTCAGACCTTAAGAAGTTTGCAACTGAAGCTGCTGAAATGCGAGGCTTCCAAAACGCTATCGCTGACGGTGAGAACCTATGGGTTGATGAAGTTGTACGCAACGACATCTTAAAGGCTTACAACCAAGTTGGACGTGTTGGTGGGCTTGTAGATCGTGAAAGCATTACTGCTGACACTCTAAAGATCTTAGTTGAGACCGCTGGTACTGGCTTCCAACCTGTTGCTCTTGGTGCTGTTAAACCTACTGATACACCAGTATGGACACCTAAGACTTTCGAACCATTTGAATGGGCTGTAATCGTGCCTTGGAAAGATGGTGACCAAAAGCGAACTGCTATCAACATCTACAACCAGATTATCCAGTACGTTGCTACTGAATACTCAAAGCTTGAGGACAAGATTATCTTGACTTACGCTGGTGGTACTGTTGGTTCAGAAACACGACCTGCAAGTGGTCTTGTACCAATCTTGACTGCTGCTAACCGAGACATTCAAGTTGACAGCTACAGCTCTGCTGATGTTGTTGAGGCTCTCGCTGAAGCTTACGGACAGACTGAATCTGATGGTACTATTACCCTAGTTGCTAACCGCAAAACTTGGGCACAACTTGCTACTAGCCTTGACGGCTTTGACCGACCACTGTTCACAGTTGTTGGTGAGCAAGTATCTGCTGGTGCACTTGGTTCATTCCGAGTTGTAATGTCTAGCGTACTAAGTGACGGTGATGTAGTTATCGGTAACTTCGCTGACTACCTACTAGTAACTCGTGGTGGACTAGCAACTCTATTCAGCCAAGAAGCTTACATCGCTGATGTTGTAAACCTATTCACACAAGACGCTTCTGCTCTGCGTGCTGATATCGACATCACTGGTGGTGCTAAGAGAGTAAACTCATTCAGCTTGATACAATTTGCTGGTGAATCAAGCTAAGATTAGAGAAACGAAATAGGAAAGGGTACAAACTATGACACAAGCAGATATTGCAAAATGGCTAGGGCGTACCCTCACGCCTACGGAAACGACTAATTTTAACTCGTACCTTAATATTGCCAAGTCATATCTCGAAGGGTTGTTATGTGCAAGCTTTGATTGTGGGTTTGAAGAGAGATTGTTTGAAACTCGTGAAGGGTATTCAACTGTATTCACTGACTACTTTACTGGTGACGCTACTGTTACTATAAATGGGGTTGAGCGTACAGATTACAAGACAAGATTCTTTGACAATCGCAATACAGCTTTTAAGAACTCGTTGGTATTTGACACGGCGTTTACTTGTGATACTGAAGTCACTATCGAGGCAGAGTGGGGGTTCAAATGCCTACCAGACGACCTCGGCAATGTACTCGCTCAGTTGTTCGCTGTTGCCGGCAAGCCATATCGTGCTACTGGTGACATCAAAACAAAAAAGGTTGAGGACTTTAGCATTACATTTGGCGACCGATCGGATGTTGAGCTGATTGCTGACGCTCACAAGGTGATATTACAAAAGTATTCACTCTGTACCGTTGGCAAGAATGTCAGTAGCGAGGTGTGCAGATGGACGTAGATGTCTTTGATGCGTTCCCAGAACGACTGACTGCATATCAGTTCCTAAGCATATCGAGAGGTGGTGTATACGGCAATGTAATCACCGCCTCTTATAACGCTGAGGGCGTGTTTAAGCTGCGTAATGAGCAGATTATGGTAAACAACCAAGAACTCAAGCAAAGCGCTGCTACACTGCACATACGACCGTCTGAGGTGTTTGCTAGTAACGATATGGTCGGGCAAGGTATTCGTGTAGAGGGTCAGGACTATGAAATCATCGGGCAGACTGGTGGCGACAATTACGCTAATGGCGAAAGAGAACACTACCGGCTATCACTTCAGTGCTCTGACTATTGGCTTCAAGTCTAACTCTGCACCGTTCCTAAATACCGAGAATGCTGTCCTAAAGCGCACTGTGCGCAATATGATGGGCGTAACGGTAAATAGGGCGCAAATGCTCGCACCAGTTGATACAGGCGCTCTCAGAAGCTCTGGGAGGGTCATAGGCGATGGGAGTAAGGTGTCGGCTATCTTTGGGGGTAAGGACGTGGATGTGCCATACGCAAGACGTCGTCATTTTGAAAACAGAAAAAACCCTCAAACTTTATTGTATCTACAAAGAGCCGGAAATTCGGTTGCAAAAGAGGGTATTAAAAAATACTACAATATGAGCAAATAGCTTGTGTTGTAAACTAATAGTATGGAGTACGGTAAATGATAACTTTAAGCCTAGCCAAGCACTTAGAAGATGAGGACTTCGGTGTAATAGACACTGATATCTTTTACCAGAAATTGACCCTAGACAAAAAGGGTATATACATCGAGTGTTGGACGACATAGCAGGGACTCGCAAGGCTATGAAATTCTATCAAGAGGAGCAAGCGATGTTGACGGTTATAAAAGGCTTCAGGAGATACGCAAGTACCTCATAAGCAATTACCAAGACATCTGCGAACTTCCAGCAGTCCCACCAATATCAACGGAGAGTTATACTAATGTGCATTTAACCAAGCCGTCTAGCATTACCAATGTAGGACTAGACGCGCAAAACAGGGTTATATACAGCATTACTGGTAGCATTCTCTATAAAGAAAAGGAGCAATAAAAATGCCATTTCCAACAGTGTCTAACGCTCTAACAGGCGAGACAGAAATCACTATCACCTATCAGGGTGATACCCCAGTAACAATACCAAGTAACTTTATCGGGTCATGGACACCAAGCTTCAGCCCTCAAGTACTTGAAAGCCCACGCCTTAGTGGTACATCTAGCCGACCAAACGGTCGACTTGACAACCCTACTGCGCAGGCTGTTGTATATCTCAATAGCTTTGCAGATATTCAATACTTCATTCCTGACATGATGGACGGAGATACAGCTGTTATTGGTTCAACTGGTACTTGCTATGTGCCAGAACCAGCTGAGGTTCGTTTCCATAACCCCTGTGCAGTAGATGACAGCAGCGACATCGTACTTCCAAATGCTTATATCATGATGGAAGATACAAACGAGCGTAATGCTACTGACGAGGTAGCAGTGATGTTTAACTTCTACCCACAAGCTGGACCTAATGGTCAGGTACGCTACGGAGCCGACGCTTCAAGCTAGTCGCTAACAGTAGTAAGATAAGGCACTTCTCCGGAGGTGTCTTTTCATCTGTTTGTTAAAATTAAGGTAGACAATATGTCTTTTATAAATTGAGAATCAAAGGAGATTCTATGGCTGAGATCAGCATTTCATTATCAAGTTTAACCGACTATAAAACGATCAATGTTGGGGAGCTTGGTGTTATTAAAGTCCGTAAGGAGTCATCGAATCAGGGCCTTAAACGCTCTGAAACAACTCGTGATTTATTTAAGCTACAGCAAGACGCTAAGAAGATAGACAAACAAATGATAAAACTCAAGGCAGAGGGCAAGACTGATGATGATCCTGAAGTTGAAAAGCTAAACTCTATTGCCGTTGAAAAACTTAGCGCTATTACAGAATTACAAAGAGCGTATGTTGACGCAGCTCGCTCAAGATTATTCGATGATGAAGATGGTAAGTTAGTCGACGAACTGTATGATAGGGCTTCACCGGGTGATATTGCCAAGCTATTTGCGTCAGCAGATGAAGAACAGGGGTCTGTAGATGAAAGCTAAAAGCTTTTTAGACAGAATGCCGGCTGAAAAACGCAAGATGTATGAGGAGCGTGCCGAGAAGCGTTTACAGGCTAGTAAAGCTAAAAGGGGGCTATCAGTATCACCGGAGTTCTATATGGCTGCAGAGTTCGGTTATTACTTCGGCTGGGACGCCGTAGTAGCGCTGCGTAGGGGGTATACTGTCGAGCCTGTTTCTGGCGATAAAGAATTGCTCACTATGGCAGAGGCGCAACTACTACTAGAGGGTGCTCGCAAGGTGTGGTATTCAAAGCTAGTCGATCATGCCGAGGCTGGTGTGATCGCTAACACATTCAACGCCTCAAGTAAGTCATTCGACCAAGCGATAAAACCAATTAAAGATAAAGCGAGTATAGAGGAATAATATGGCAACATCAGTCGGTTCAGTTCAATATGACGCAAGCATAGACCTAGCTTCACTGAAGAGGTCTATTCGTCAGGCCGACAAAATGGTCGCCGACTCTTATAATAAACAAGAGAAGGCCGCCTCAACACTATCAGACAGGGCTGGTAGTGCGCTATCAAGCATTGGCGCTGTAGCTACGAAATCGTTTGCTATAGCAGCAGTGGCCAGTGCAGCATTTGTTACGAGTGCTGTTAAAGACTTTGCAAGATTTGAACAAGTGGCCGGCGGTGCGCAAAAGATATTTAATGAGATGGACTTTGGCGTTATACAAAAAGACGCACAAAATGCGTTCAAGACCATGAATATCTCTGCCACTGATTACATGAGAATAATCAATCAAGTAGGCGCTAACTTCGCCTCTACGATGGGCGACAAGAAGGGCTACGAAACTGCCAAGACTGGTCTGCAGGCTATCTCTGACTTCGCTACTGGTACTGGTGCTAACATAGATGTTCTTGGTGATAAGTTCCAAGCTATCGCACGATCTACAGCCACATATCAATCCATTGCAGATCAGTTTGCAGGTATATTGCCACCTACGAGCAAAGGTTTCTTGGAAGCGGCGCAGGCTGCTGGATATGTATCTGATCAGTATACAGAATTGACTCAAGTCCCGATTGCCGATTACCAATCAGCACTCTCTAACTTATTGAAAGATGGTGTTAAGAACCTAGGGCTACAAGGGAATGCTGCTGCCGAGACTAAAAACACAATCACTGGTTCATTTGAGGGTATGAAAGCAAGCTGGAAGAACTTTACGTCTGCACTAGGTGCTGGCGATACAGAGACTGCTAAAACAGCACTAGATAACTTAAAAGAAACAGCTGCTGCCTTCGCCGATAACGTCGGTAAAAGTGCTGCAAATGTCGCAAAGTCATTTAAGGAGATGTTTATTACCGAGTCTGAATCTGGATCAGATCTAGGCAACGTACTCATGATGATACGAAGTGCCATAGAGGCAATTAGCCCTTATATATCTAACATGGTGTCCGAGTTCAAGAAGCTGTGGGATGTAATAGGTCCTTATGTAATGCCGGCATTGAAGTTTATTGCTGCTATTTTAGGAGGAGCGTTACTAGGTGCTCTTATTGTCATATCGCTTGCGATTACTGGTTTGACTGTAGTGTTCAGGGCTTGGGTGACGAGTATTCGTGACGGCGTAAACGAAGCGAGAACTGCTTTTAGTAATCTTGCTGTTTGGGCAAGCAACGCTTGGAATACTGTTATGAACACATTTATCAATATCGGTACAACGATAGGTAATGCTGTAGGCAACGCCTTTAAGGT